GACCAAAGCAAGCTGGTGCCTTTGCTGACAGCAACCATTCAAGAGCTTATTGCTCGTATCGAAGCCTTAGAAGGAGCATAACAAATGGACCACTTAATCAACCTTTATGTAATACTGACTTCTGTAGTCACTATTGCATCAATTATTGCTAACTACACCGACACTCCCAAAGACGACGCTTGGGTGGCGAAGGCTTACAAGCTCATGGAGACATTTGCTTTCCTCAACAACAAGGCGAAACAAAAATGAACTGGACGATTGCACAACTAGAGCGAACTGTCGCTAATGGCGGCGTGACCATTGCTCACTGGAGAGTTTCAAAGACTGACGGCGATTACTCAGCCAGCTCATACGGCACTTGTTCGTTCACGCCTGATGAAGCTGCTAAAGACTTTGTGGCGTTTGAAGATTTGACCGAAGAAGTAGTATTGGGCTGGGTGCAAGCGACGATGGACGTTGAAGCTCTTGAAGCGAGCTTTGACGCGAATATTGAATTGCAGAAAAATCCGGTCAATGCTTCTGGGTTGCCGTGGTAGTTGTGATAACATACAAATTCAACTATAGGGGATAAAAAATGATAACAATTGATGACGTATTGTACGAAGAATCGGATCTAAGTGATGTGGCTAAAGCGCACGTTGAGCGCATCAACCAGCTCAGGATACAGCAAGCGCAATTGGCGCAACAAGATAATGAGCTAAAGGTGCTGATTTCAGCCTATGCTAACGCAATCAGCCAGTCCGTGAAGGAAGAAAGCAAAGAAGAACAGGCTGAATAATGCTTGAGCAATTGATTGGGCCAATAACCGGGTTGCTGGGAAAGTGGGTCGAGGACAAAGACCAGAAGGCTAGGTTGGCGCATGAAATTGCAACATTGGCGCAAAAAGAAGCGCACAAAAATGCAGCCTTGCAGTTGGACGTGAACAAAGCCGAGGCCGCTCACAAAAGTCTTTTCGTGGCCGGGTGGCGACCATTTATCGGCTGGTGCTGCGGTCTGGGTCTGTTATACTCGGTGCTTTTGTCACCGTTGCTAGACATTTGGTTTGAGATGCCAGCAATTGATTCAAGCATTTTGATGCCAACCATGACCGGAATGCTCGGCCTTGGAGCTTTGAGAAGCTACGAAAAAGTAAAAGGAGTCAGCCGCGAAAAATGATTACCGAGGAAGCAAAAGCAGCACTTGACGTGGCATCAGTCACGGCTACGGTTTCCGCGCTGATCGGTTGGCTTCCAGCCGTCGCGGCGGGTCTTTCTATCGTGTGGACTCTGATCAGGATATGGGAGACAGAGACGGTCAGACAGTTTTTTAATCGGGATGAATAATGGAAACAGTAGACGCAATTGTTTCGCTTTGGCCGGTTGCTGCTGGCATATTCTTGCTCGTTTTGACTATTGGCCGAATTTTGAACCGGCTTGAGGTTTTAGAATCGAAAATGATTGAGGCGTGGAAGGCTATCAACGAGCTGATTCGCAAATGAAAAAGCTCCGAGAAATGATCAAGCGACATGAAGACGTTGAAACTCACGCTTACAAGTGCAGCCAGAACAAGACTACCATTGGCGTTGGGCGCAACATCGATCCAAACGGTGGTATAGGTCTATCAGAGGCAGAAATCGACTATCTGCTGAATAATGACATCAACCGCTGCATTGGCGAGCTGAGTGCGTTTGTGTGGTTTCCTGATTTGAGTGAAGCAAGACAGAACGCCATAATCGACATGGTGTTTAATCTCGGCATCACTCGATTCAAAGGCTTCAAAAACGCCATCACGGCAATGTCGAAATCAGACTTCGAGACTGCCGCCGATGAGTTCTACGATTCACGCTGGGCGAAGCAGGTCGGAAACCGAGCTATCGAGATCTGCGAGATGATCCGAAAGGGTTAGGTTGGATCTTTGCACAAAGTCGCCTCGACAAATATTGCCACCTCGTTGGTTCCTGCTGAAGACTTCGCCTCAAACTGAAAATCTGTTTTTTCTGCAATCTTGAACGGAACCTGTCTATCGTAGGAAACTTGCGATGTCGCAAACGTTGCCTCGGCGACTCGGAGCGTTCGACCGTTCGTGGTAATTACGTTTCTGAAAACAATGAATTTGTTAGGGTTCACCGTCGCGGAATTAACGTCAATTCTGAAAATATACATCGAATGCCCAGCCGGGACGGTATATATACAGGCTTGCATAACGCCCAGCGTTGCCTCGACGAAAGCATACGTCACTCCGCCGTTTGTTATTGTTATATTTCCGACATTGCTCCCGGCAAGAATCACCGCTGAATTAATTCGGAAAAATGGCGTAGTAGTTGCAACCGGCGACGTTCCGGTAAGCGTGACGGTTTCAGATATGGGTTCATAATTTATGTCTAGCCCAGAAATTAAAATGGGCATCACATCAGATGCAGATGTCGATACCACCGACATTATCACCGCGACGGACGGAAAAGCGTACGTCGCGCCATCGTTCCAAACAGTCTCGAAAGCAGTTTCTACGGCTCGATTAAATCCGAAAATGCTTAGGGCTGATTCGTGCGGGAAGATGCCTCTGGCGACATCATAAAGGTGGTTGTGGCTTTTGTATGGGTCAAGATACGGCATAATTTGTCCTTGTTAGTTGATTCTTTCGCTTAAAGTGTTAACCTTGTATTTCAAAAGGGAGAAACACATGGAACAGTCCGAATTAATTAATGAATTGTCAGCCTCGCTTGCAAAGGCTCAGTTAGAGATCAAGAACCCCGCAAAGAACGCCACCAATCCGTTTTTAAAAAACCGTTACGCTGATCTTGGCTCCTGCCTAAATGCTATTCGCGCAGTTGCTGCGGTAAATGGCTTGGCTTTTGTTCAGTCCGTCGAAATGCTTGGCGATAGTGTATCGGTATCTTCTCAGATAAGCCATTCGTCGGGACAATGGATCAGACAAACGGCAAAAACGATCGTTCAAAATGGTGGTAAGAATTTAATGCAAGATGTTGGCTCAATGTCTACCTATTTGAAGAGATATCAAGCGCAGAGCATGTGGGCAATCTCGGGAGATGACGACACCGACGCGCAGGAAATAACCACCGGGGGTATAGATGAGCGCAAGGCCGCGCACATCGATGCCTTGATAGTATCGACCAACTCGAACAAAACCGCATTCCTTCAGTTGTACAAAGTTAAGGATATAAAAGAGCTTTCGGAAGATTCTTATTCCAAAGCTCTTAAGCAGCTTCAGCAGAAAAAAGCGAAGCAGGTCAAGTGAAGATTCACAACGTCGAACAAGGCTCCGAGGAATGGTTTAACTTAAGGTTGGGCATTCCATCGGCTTCGAGGTTTAAAGACCTTCTGACGCCTACTGGAAAGCCTTCAGCAAGCTCCGAGAAGTATCTGAATGAGTTGCTGGCAGAACGGTTAAGCGGCAAACGATTCGAGACGTTTAAAAGCCATTGGATGCAACGTGGCAACGATTTGGAGCCAGAAGCGGCTGGCGTTTTTTGGCTTCAAGAAGATTTGCATTGCCGAGAAATCGGCTTTGTAACCAACGACGACATAACTGTCGGGTGCTCTCCCGATAGAATTGTTGGCGATGGTATGGTAACCGGGCTGGAGATCAAATGTCCGTCTCCGGGGGTCCATACCGCCTATCTTAGAGAGTATGCTAAAAGCGGTGCAATGCCGTCAGAGTATTATGCACAGGTCCAAGGGACGATGTGGCTAATGGATTTTTCTGATTACTGGTTCCAAAGCTATCACCCAGATCTACCGAACCTGATCATGAAAGTTGAACGAGACGAAAAGTATATTGCTGGACTTTCAGCGGCAATCGAAAAACTTCTGGAAGAATTGAACACTAACTTTGAATTAATAGGGGAAAATTATGACTTATGATAATCGTGGACAAGTAAGCCTTTGGAAAAACGAAGGCGGCGAACGTGCGCCAGTGCTATCTGGTAAAATATGCGCTCACCGGGACATCAAGGAAGGCGAGACAATCGACATTTCTTTGTGGAAGCAAGAATCGAGCGGTAATCAGCCGGTTT